CAAAAGAACTAATATTTGCCAAACTAAATGAAATTACTGAAAAGAGATTAGAAGAAGCAAAGAGATATGTTGCTGAAGGTTCATTTGAAGAAGTTGAATTAGATGAAGCAAACATTATCAAGATGGGTAGAATTACAAAGATTAGACGAAGGATTCGTAGGAACAAAAAGAATAGAATAATTGTTCAACGAAATGTTCGTAAATCTGGTATTAAAGGTTATAGACTTTCAGGTAATACAGTTAAACGAATTCCTGCATCAACAAGAATTCATAAAGCTAGAATGTTAAAAAGATATTGGAAAACAAAAGGTCGTGCGAAGATTAATAGAGTTTTGTTGAAAAGAAAACAATCAATTCGCCGCCGCAACTCAATGGGGATAAAGTAAATGGCATATGAAATAACAAATTCAAGAAAAGGTACTAGTATTGTTCGTGCTGAAGGTCCAGCAACTTATACCATTTTGTTAACCGATCTTTCAGCTTCTGTTCAAGAAACAATAACATCAGCTTCTCTTCGTAGAATTACTTGGTCTACTAATGGTTCTATTACCATTTCAAGAACAGGCGGACCAACAGTGTTATCATTATATCAAACTGGTGATATGAAATTTGATGAATTTGGATATGCGTTATCCAACACATCAACGGCAAACATTGTATGCACTATTGCAACAGGTGGATCAATCATTATGGAAGTATCTAAACATGCTAATTATGCTAACGATGTTTATAGCCAAGCATTTGCTTAATCGGAATAACTACTATGAAACTAATTAGAGAAAATATTGAATCAGTAAATTATATTACTGAATCAAACGAAGCAGGTAAAAAATCATTGTTTATTGAAGGACGATTTTTAGTTGCTGAAGAACCAAATAAGAATAGAAGAATTTATAAGATGCCTATTCTAGAGCGTGAAGTGCAGAGATATACTGAAGAGTTTATCAATACCAATCGTGCTTTAGGAGAGTTAGGACATCCAGATACTCCAAGTATTAATTTAGAAAGAGTATCACACAAAATTGTTAGTTTGACTAAAGAAGGCAATACTTTTGTTGGTAAAGCAATGATCTTAGAAACACCTTATGGTAATATTGTTAAAAACTTTATTGATTCTGGTGTTAGTCTAGGTGTATCATCAAGAGGTATGGGTTCATTAGTTGCTAATAATGAGGGTGTCAATGTTGTGCAGGATGATTTTCGTCTTGCTACAGCAGCAGATATTGTTGCAGATCCATCAGCACCTGGTGCATTTGTAAATGGTATTATGGAAGGCAAAGAATGGCTATTTGTTGAGGGTCGTTTCGTAGAGATCGACATTGATAACTCAAGAAAGCAAATTAGAAAAGCCTCAAGTAAGCAAATAGAAGAAGTTTCATTGAGACTCTTCGAAAACTTTTTATCAAAACTTTAATTATTATAAATAAATAAACAAAAGGAGATTTTCAATGGCAACAAACAAACTTTTTGAGGCAGCAGCCGAAATTCTTTCTGGCACCAAAGGAAAGAACGCTGCACCTATGGAAAAACCACAAGGCGTAGAAATCCATGATGCAGGTGGTCCAACACCACAAAATGCAAAACCAGATGATGATTCACACAAGATTACACCATCATCAAAGTCTGCAACTGCACCAACAACAAAACCATCAGATGCTTCCTCTAAAATGGAAGAAACGGAAGTAGAAATCGAATTGTTAGATGTATCAAGTGATATTGATGCAATGTTTGCTGACTCAGCAATTTCAGAAGAATTCAGATCAAAAGTTTCAACCATTTTTGAAGCACGAGTTCAAGACCGTATTTCACAATTAGAAGAAGAAACAGAAGCACGTTATGCTTCTATGTTAGAAGAAGCAGTAGAATCAGTTAAAGAAGATTTGACAGAAAAAGTAAATGATTACCTGTCATATGTTGTAGAACAATGGATTGCCGACAATGAAATCGCAATCGAAAAAGGTCTACGTGCTGAATTAACAGAAGATTTTATTGCTGGTCTTAAAAATCTATTCGTAGAACATTACATTGATGTTCCTACAGACAAAGTTGATTTGGTAGAAGAGTTAGCATCTAAAGTTGAAGAACTTGAAGGCCAACTTAACGAAGAAATCGAACGTGGTATTGAAATCAAGAAGTCATTGGTTGAATCACGTAAACAAGAAATTACCCATGCAGTTACCGAAGGGTTGATCGCTACTCAAGTTGAAAAAATCAAATCACTCGCAGAGGGTGTTGAATTCTCCACAGAGGACGAATACAAAAACAAACTTGAAACTATCCGTGAAAACTACTTCCCATCAGGCAATGTTAAAAAAGCTGATGCTGACCAACTACATGAACAAGTAGAGGACGGTTCAGAAAAACACCAGGCATCATTAGATCCTTATGTTAATTCCGTCATGCAAGCAATTTCAAAAAGTAAGAAATAATTTATAACAACAAAGGAGATTTAAATGTATCTATCGGAAGACCTACAAAAAAAATGGGCACCAGTTCTTGAGCATCAAGAATTAGCCCCAATCAAGGATTCATATCGCAGAGCAGTTACAGCGTTAGTTCTTGAGAATCAACAACAAGCCATGCTCAAAGAAGCTGGCATCATGAATGAAACAATCACCAATGCTTCTGGTACAGGTGGTTTTGGTGGCGGTGCATCACCTGCAGGTCCTGTTGCTGGTTTTGATCCAATCCTTATCAGTTTGGTACGCCGTTCATTGCCTAACTTGATCGCTTACGATATCTGTGGCGTTCAACCAATGACTGGTCCTACTGGCTTGATCTTCGCAATGCGTTCAACATACGGTACAAACCGCAATGTTGCTTCTTCAGGCATCGAAGCATTCTACAATGAAGCCAATACCATGTTTGGTGGTGCTTCAACAGGCGCACAACAAGCATTGAATGTTACATACAATGCAGCTTACAACAGTAACACGTTTACTGCTAACGCTACTCCAGGTTATGCAATGGCTACTGCTGTTGCTGAAGATTTGACACCTGCTGAAATGGGTTTCACAATCGAGAAAGTAACTGTATCTGCTAAGACACGTGCATTGAAAGCTGAATACTCAATGGAATTAGCACAAGACTTGAAAGCAGTTCACGGTCTTGACGCTGAAACAGAATTAGCAAACATTCTTTCTGCAGAAATTCTTGCTGAGATCAATCGTGAAGTTCTCCGCACAATTTACTACTCTGCTAAAGTTGGTGCTCAACTTGGTACAACAAGTGCTGGTACATTTGACCTTGACACAGATTCTAATGGTCGTTGGATGGTTGAAAAGATCAAAGGTTTGGCATTCCAAATCGAACGTGAAGCAAATACAATTGCTAAACAAACCCGTCGTGGTAAAGGTAATGTTGTAATTTGTTCTTCAGACGTTGCTTCTGCATTTGCAATGGCTGGATTGTTAGATTACAATTCTGCTTTACAAGGTCAAGTTAACCTAACAGTTGATGACACTGGTAACACATTTGCTGGTACAATGTTTGGTCGTTTGAAAGTTTACATTGATCCATACTTTATCGCTTCTTCAACTGCAGAGTTTGCTGTTGTTGGTTATAAAGGTAGTAACGCTTATGACGCAGGTTTGTTCTACTGCCCATACGTTCCTCTCCAAATGGTTCGTGCTGTTGACACCAATACTTTCCAACCAAAGATTGGTTTCAAGACTCGTTACGGTATTGTTGCAAACCCATTCGCAAATGGTACAACACAAGACCTCGGCGCTATCAATGTAACAAGCAATGTTTACTATCGTGGTTTCAAAGTCGTAAACATTATGTAATAAAACGGTACCCAATAATAACAAAAATAATACGGGTACCATCTCCAAAGAGGACTTTCAAAAGAAGTCCTCTTTTTTTTCTTTATAAATACACATATGACAGCACTCACTAGATCACCATCAAATACAAATTTATTACATCCAAATAAGTTTACTATGTCTTTTGGACGTGTTCCTAATATGGAATACTTTTGCCAAGGCGTAAGTTTACCTGGTATATCAATGTCTGAAGTACCTAGACAAAATCCATTTGTTGATTTATATTCACCAGGTGAAAAAGCAATATATGATATGTTAAATGTTACATTCTATATTGATGAAGAATTAAAAACATGGTTAGAAATACATGACTGGATTAGAGGTATGACATTTCCTACAGATTTTGCAGAGTATGTTAATCTCAGAAATTTAAGTCCTAATATTTCCAATACGGCAACACCACAATACTCAGATGCAGTATTAACATTATATTCATCTGCAAATATACCATATTTTAGATTTAAATTCTATGATTGTTTTCCAACTTCTTTATCTACCTTCTTTGTAACTTCTACAGATAGTCCCGAGAATCCTATTACTGCCGATTGTACCTTCAGATTTTCCTATTATAATGTTGACAAACTGTTTTAACTAGTGTATACTCCTTTTAAGGAGATTTTTTATGAATAAACTTGATGAATTATTAGAAATGTGGCGCAAAGATTCTGTGATTGATAGAACAGAACCTGGCAGAGAATTAATTAATATACCACAATTACATAGCAAATACTTGAATATGCTTTCAAGACATAGGTTGTTGTCTAAAGAAGCAGAGTTTAAGTATAACAAAATGCGTAGAGTAAAGTGGGAATACTATACTGGTAAACTAGATGATGACCAACTTAAGAAGTATGGTTGGGAACCATTTCCTTTTGTTCTTAAATCTGAAGTGGCATCATATCTTGAAAGTGATGATGACCTAAACAAGTATGTTGCAATTAAAGTTATGCATGATGAAATTGTTGAAGTGTGTCAGAGTATTATGAAAGAACTAAATAGTAGGACATTTCAACTGAGGGACTTTATAACATGGGAAAGGTTTATACAGGGTGTATGATTTAAGATTAGAAAAGGTCAACGAAGCCTTTATCAGAGTAGTATCAGAAAGAAATGTAGCACAAGAACTTTCTCAATATTTTGAATTTTATGTTCCAGGTTATCAATACACACCCAAATTTAAAGCGAGAGTTTGGGATGGGAAGGTGAGGCTCCTAAATTTAAGAACCATGGAAATATACCATGGCTTGGTACCTTATATTGAAAAGTTTTGTAAAGAAAGAGATTACAAAATTGAGATTGATTCTGAGATAACAGTCACAGACAATTACTCCCTAAAAGAAGCCAATGACTTTATACAGACACTTGGTTTGCCATTTGAACCTCGTGACTATCAAGTTAACTCTTTTGTTCATGCAATCCGTAATAAAAGAATTCTACTTCTTTCACCTACTGCATCAGGTAAATCTTTAATCATTTATTTGATGTTGAGATATATTCAGCAAACACAAAGAAAAGGTTTATTGGTTG